ATTTGTTTAGCGAGCGGGTCAAGGCCAAGGCGCTTCGCTGTATAGAGGAAGAGCTTAAGCTCGTCGTCGGTCGCGTTTTTTGCAATCGTTGTCTTGATGAGATTTTTTTGATCTTCATTAAAATCATATGTCTCTATTTTTGGTGTCGTTGTGACGGTTAATTTACTCATGGTCGTTCTATACTACGGTTTTAGAATTTTTAAAGGTGTAACGTTCGTAGTTACGTGTACGCTTTTATTACATGTAACTTCCGTTGCATTTTGATACGTTTGTTTACATGGACATTTTAGAATCGGCGATTGAGCGGCTGGCGATAGAAGAAATTGAAGCCAACGGAATCGATGTGTTTAAAACACCTAAATTTAGCGACAGGAAACACGCCCAAAGAAAGAAGGATAAGGGCGCACCCGACTTGTGGCTCTTCCACATGGGCAGATGTGTTGCTTTGGAGATGAAATCTGAGAGTGGCAGACAAAGTGATGAACAAAAAGCTTTTGAAGAGCGAATGAGGCGTCAAAAAATTCCATATTTTCTCGCCTACAATCTGGACGACGTCGACAACGTGATCAAGGCGGTCAAGCTTCTATAAATAAAAAGCCCTGACAAGAATCGATCTTGCCAGGGCTATCCGCGCCTCAGTTCACCAGACTTCACTTGACCATGCGGCACCAAACATTACCTCACCATACCTCGCCTTGCTTCACCAAAGCGTCCTTACCTAACCGAACGACACCACGCTCTACCGTAGCCAACAATACCGTACCAGTCCTTACCTGAGCATCCTTACCGTACCACGCCTTACCTAACCCAACTGCACTACAGGTTACCCTGCCGAACCGCACCATACCGAAACCTAAGAAACTTTTTTTATTCTTCTAACTGGAGGAGTAACTTCTTCAAAAGAATCATCACTTTTTACATTCCACTTACTTACTAAAAATCTTCCGAATGGACCGCCCTTACTTGGCCGATAATCGCCCATTCCAGCTCTTCTACCTGCGTCTGTGAGCATTTGGTGAACCATCTCATCATTTAAAATTTCATCTTCAATTTGAATATTGAAGGCTACGGACCATGTTTCAAGCCTAGCTCGATGTCTCATGATTCTAGCTCTTTGAATAACACATGGCCTTGAATCGACTTCAATGTCTGAAAGCGTGTACTCCTCTAAAAAATATACTTTTTCTTCTAAAGGAAAAATAGCACCGCCGCTCACGCTCTTCGCTGATTTACGAGTAGATGGTAATTTATAATCCGAAGCAACAGTTTGAATAGAGCCCTTTAGCCATGATGTGGGGATCCATAGTTTTTTGTCATCTTCGTCATGATAAGCAGTTTGTTCTGCTTGTTGCCGAGGACTGCCATAATCTTTTTTCCCCTTAGAGAGTTTAGTTGGAACTTCATCCTGTTCTTTAAATCGGTTAATAATTAAAGCACTAATACCTTTTATTTCTAGTGAGATTGTTTTCATTGATGGGTGCAATAGCACATGTTTTATGTTTTGTGTGAGGAAAAAGAAGGCCCAGCAAATCAAAGACTTGCCAGGCCTGTAGATCTTTATATAAATCTAAACCCGCTAGAGTCAGTCTAGGCATATCACGCCGGCAGATTGATTTAAAATAAAAATTTGGGGTTCGGGTGAAGTGCTACAAAATTAAGGGTTGGGAACGCTTTCAACACTACAAAGGCCGGAATCAGGTCTGGATAAAACTCTACAAAAATATCCTTCATTCTTCGGATTGGGCAAGCTGTTCAGACGCTCAAAAAGGCCATCTCATTGCACTACTTTGCATCGCTGATGAGCACGGCAAAATCAACGCCGATACAGCCATCATACGAGCACAAACAGGATTGAATCGTGCTCCCAATCTGGCATTTTTTCTGGAAATAGGTTTTATCGAGGAATTAGATACAAATCCTCAAAGTGCTGCTAGCAGCTTGCTAGCAAAATGCTCACCTATAAGAGAAGAGAAGAGAAGAGAAGAAAAAGAAGAGACAGGAGTCGATACGATTACTCGACGTGAAGAAAACAAACGAAGAGCAAGAGAGTTAATAAAGCGCCTTGAAAGCGAGCTACCTACGGGCTCGCTCAAGGCTTAATTGGGAGTAGAAAATGGACGACGAAAACACGCGAATAAACAAAATACTCATAGGTCCTGGAATTGTCTTCGAGCAAGTCTATGAGAAGGTTCCAGATCGATTTAGTTCTACCGGCTATCGATGGAAACAGCCCCAATCGAACGTAGAACTCTTTGAAAGCTTGTATGACGTTGAAAGGAATACACAATGGCTAACCTCCAAACCTACACAGTCCTAAATGAAGAAAATAATGTCGAAGAGGTCTTCCAATCTCAGACGGAGTTTGCTAGACACCTCGGCATAACTGTGGGTCGTCTAAATAAAAAACTAGCTGGTAAAAGAACGCTTACTCATTTGGAATACGCCGATCTAAAAGCCTGGTTATTTGAGCCAATCGATTATTCTCAGCGTGGTCAGAACAGGAAAAAGGGAGTGAAGAATTTATGATACATGGTGAAGGTGGTCTTGGTATTACATGTCCAACATGCAAAAATTTTTATCCAGTAAATTCTGGGCATGATTGCAATACTTCTGAAACAAAAACATCAGGGCTTACAATTCTGACTGAAGAGCAAAAACTAATCGCTCAGATGGCTGCGAGTATTTATGTCGGTTTTTGTAATAGCACTCATGGTATTTTTAAAAACGAATCTATTGTCGGACATTCTATAGAAGCCGCACAATTTGTTTTAAAACACGTCAAACAGCTACCCTCTCAGCAAACCGAACCAGAGCCAGAGCAGAAGATTGAGCTGACTCGTACAAAGCTGAAAGAAGCCCTTCAACGAGTTCAAAATTTTTTCCATAAAAATAATTTATTAAACAAAATTGAGCCCGTTGATCCGAAGCTTGAAAATAAAATAGCGGAAGAACTTGGATTCAAGGAGTGAGTGATGAAATTACCTGAAGGTTTTAAAAGGCTAAAAAGCTATTGCGATGAGGCGATAGAAGAGGACGATGACGGTCATATGCATATGGATTGTTACGAGCTTATGGAGGCTTTAGATCTCGTGAAAGAAATGAGTATTGAATTGGAAAAATTAAACCCACAGTCCGAAGTCTTAAGAAGATTTTTAGAATGGAAATGAGTCAAGATTGTCGCTGTAGGGCTAATGCCGTAGCACACATTCTTCAAGACCAAGGAATAATGAAAGAAGGAGATACTATTACCGTGAAACCAAAAACCACCGGGTTAAATATTATTCAAGCGATCAAGAGCGGAAGACCATTTCATCGCCGACGAGAAGATGGTGTAGATCTGTGGATTAGTAATTATGATTTAGAAACAATTTATACGATGACCTTTCGCGAAATGGTTGCAGACGACTGGGCACTCGAGCCAGAGCAGAAGATTGAGCTTACAGAAGGCAAATTTATTAATGCCTTTCATAGAGTTAGTCGGGCCGCTTTCGGAAAAGGACATCGCATGATTGATTCTGATTTGTGTGACGCACTTTTAAAAGAACTTGGATTCAAGGAGTGAGTGATGGAAACACCTGAAGGTATAAAAAGAATGCGTGATGTTGGGTATCCTTGGCTTAACGAAGCGGCGGATCTGATGGAAGAGATGGCGAAAGATCTGGATATTATCACTGAGAACCATTCGTATGACGAAAAAATTCACGCCATAAAAGTTTTAAATAAATATTCGGAATGGAAATGAGAGCAGAAACAAAAGTGGCACTTGCTATGGGCTTCATTACGTTTATTTTGCTACGCATCTTGTTTGCGGTGTGGAAATAATATGGAAAGGCCTGAAGGTATAAAAAATAAAAGGTTGAGTGATGACCCGATACACTGGGCGCTTATTCAGGCGGAGTTTCCTGGTATGACAAAAGAAGAATATGAAGTGGGGCTCGATGCGACTTTTGAGTTAATTAGAAAGACTTTTTATAGTGAAAAAGGATTTATCAAGCCTAGACTTGTGCGTCGCAAACCCAAAGAGTCGAAAGAAATTCAAGGAGCTTAAATGAGTCTCGCGCGATGGAAGGAAATAGATTATCGAAAGCCTCGGAAGAAACCGATGAAAATAACAAACGAAAGGGATAATAATGAATATTGACGAACTTACACTAGGACAAATTAAGAAACTAAAATCCATTTTTGCGAATGATGATGCATGTTGCACAGAAGATCTAGGTGTTAATATTGTCGTGCTCCAAAGGGGTTGGGTGGTTGTTGGTAATCTTCAAAAGAATGGGGTTGAGTATTCTCTCACTAAAGGTGCGGTGATTAGAAGTTGGGGCACGACAAAAGGACTAGGTGAAATTGCTGAAAACGGGCCTACCGTCAGCACACAATTAGATCCTATCCCTGATTCAAAATTCCACGAACTTACCTCTGTGATTCGCATCAAGTGCGATGAAGTGGAATGGAAAAATAAAATAAAATGATTCTTGGAGATGAAACACAATTTAATATCGGCAACGGCAACGGCGACGGCAACGGCAACGGCGACGGCAACGGCAACGGCTACGGCAACGGCAACGGCAACGGCGACGGCAACGGCAACGGCTACGGCTACGGCAACGGCTACGGCAACGGCTACGGCAACGGCTACGGCTACGGCTACGGCAACGGCAACGGCTACGGCAACGGCTACGGCAACGGCTACGGCAACGGCTACGGCAACGGCTACGGCAGCGGCTACGGCAACGGCTATTAATAAGGTGGATTTGTGACAGACATTTTGATCGCAATATCTTTATTCTGCGGACCCTCTGCATCTGAGTGCAAAAAAGAACTCGTCACTTGCGTTTTTAAAGATCGGAAGCAAGCAGACAGTAAGGAATATTTAGAGAAGAAATTGGTATCGTGTTTGGAGAAAAAGAAATGAGTGAATCAACAGTAATTGTTTTAAGTGTGCTGTCGGCGCTTTTCACCAGGCATGGGTGGCGAAGACAGATTTGGAACAAAAGCCAGAGACCACTTCACCCGCTTTGATACAACTAAGGAGAAGGAATGAAAACAAAAAAACAAACCCAAGAGAATCCACTCAATCTATTCAAATTCATCCCCATTCCAGCTGGTAAATTCACCATGGGATCTCCTGAGTCAGAAGAAGGACGATGGGAAGATGAAAATCAAGTGGAAGTAGAAATTACAAAACCATTTGAAATGGGCGAAACTCAAGTCACTCAGCTTCAATATTATTCCATCATGGATGTGAATCCTTCGACTTATGAAGGAATGCAAAAGCCTGTTCATAATGTTTCATGGAATGGTGCTCAAAAATTTATTGAAAAACTAAATGAGTTAGATGAATTTTATGAATATCGTCTTCCAACAGAAGCAGAATGGGAATATGCCTGTCGCGCTGGAACAACAGAGGCTTATTCGTGCCCAGAAATAAATCAATTAGAAGCGCTTCCGGGCCACGCTCATTTTAACTATAGTGACGGACCTATCAATGTAAAATCCAAAAACTTCAATGGTTTTCATCTCTACGATATGCATGGAAATGTCTGGGAGTGGACGAATAGTTGGTATGAAAATGAATTAAAAGGCGGCAAAGATCCTAAAGGCCCTAAGATTGGCTCGTACCGTGTCATGCGGGGTGGCTCTTGGTACAACGTTGCGCAGTTTGTGCGTTCTGCTCACCGCTACTTCGACCATCCGGGCTTCCGCTACGACTATGTGGGGTTTCGATTAGTCAGGGACAAAATATGTACACAAAAGACTGCGCAAGAAAAATATCAAAACGAGCATATCCAGAACTTAAACCCTGTGAAAAATGCGGATCAGAAAAATTTATCCATAGACATCACGAAGATTATCAAAAACCTCTTGAAATCGTATTTCTATGTCGAAAATGTCACATTCAAAGACATAAAAATCGGGGTGACTGGGGACATGGACCAAGAAAATACAAGCCGTGTGTCATCTGTGCAAAACAATTCATTCCCAAATCAAATCACAGTCACATTAAAACTTGTGGACCAGAATGCTTTAGTGAGGCTGGCCGAAGAGCTGCCAGAAAAAGATGGGGCTGACGCTCTTACCCTTTTACCCTCGAGCGAGACACGCGACAGCGCTGTCGAGTTGATTCTTAAAAACTTAGATCAAATCAGAAAACAAATTGAGGAACTATATCCGTGCAACATTCAATTTTATAAGGAGAAGGAATGAGCGGCGGATCTTACAATTATTTTTACCAACAACTAGAATCTTACGCCGAGGATATTAGGAACTTGGATATAAACCCCAAGAGAAAATTATTTTCTCAGCTTCTAGTTCTTTGTGCTAAGGCGGCTAAAGATATTGAATGGGTTGATTCTGGCGACTATGGGCCTGGAGATGAGGACAAAGCCATTGATGAAGTCTTCTTGTCTCTTAACGTAAATCCAGAAGTTCAATTAAAAGCAGCTGCATTCGATGCAGTCATAAAAATAATGAGGAATGTAAAATGATTACCTTTATACTCGCACAGCTTATTTCACTTCATATCGGATTGGCTTTTGATAAACCAGACGACCCAAGCGTTACAGGATTTCGGCTATACCGAGGCAATCAATCCGGCGTTTACACAAACACAATTGATCTTGGAATGGAGAATAGAGTTATCGCTACAGGACTAGCATCAAACACTATTTACTTTTTTGCGGTAACTTCTCATGACAACACAGGAATGGAGAGTATTTTTAGTAATGAAGTTACCTACCAAACGCAAAACGTTAGACCAGTCTCACTCACCCTTTCACCGAGAGGTATTATTACGATTAATAGCTATGCAGGCGCAAGACTCGACATTGAAAAGACTAGCGATCTTGCAACACCCTTTAAAGTTTGGAAAAGTTTTACGGCTACAAATTCAGTGGAGCTCTTCGGGACGTGCCTTGATGGAAGTAGTGGATTCTTTCGACTCCGCGACCGAACCGAAGAAATCATCCCGCTCAAAACGAAAGAGCAAATCCTAACTGAAGCTCTAAGATCAGCGATAGCAAAAGAGCAGATGCAGAGTTTAGTTCCGAAAATATCATCCACGGAACTCTTAGCACCGTCCCTACGTTTAAATTCAACTTCCGTGGGGGCGGCTGTGATGAGAAAAAGATATCGAAGCGCTGATACTCGTAAAGGGGCTGAGCTTTTAATGGAATTGAGGAAGAGATGACAACTAGTTGGTTTGTTTTGGATTGGATATTTAAGGTAAGCGTCATGTCGGCTTGTTGGAAATATATTATGAGGTCGAAATGACCACCCCCCAAAAGAAAGGCGAAGGTTGAGATGAAACAATCAGAAAATCATGATGAGTTTTTTAAAAAATATGGATTCACAAAATCCTCATCTCAGCCACACCCAGTCTATAAAGACACGATGACTTTTGAAGGCTTAGAAGCTGATTATGTTTTTAGGTTGGAGCAAGAGCGGGATCATTACAAAGAATTATTTGTAGAATCACGTAGAACGACAGAGTGGTGGATGCACAGAGAATTTTACAGATTGGCTGAGAAGAAATGACCGATCAATCTAAATATGAATTTAAAATTTCTACAACAGCTTCAGTTCATATTAGTAAACATCAGGGTAGTTGGTATTCATGGATAGATCTTGCTCCTCACTGCACTATCGGATCTTGGCCAGGAGACTCAATCGCATCTCACGGTGCATTTGAAACGAAAGAAGAATGTCTTTGGCGTGCCATTGAAGGATTAGATAAAAACCGAACTATTTTTTTAGAAGAAGAACGTAAAGAATTAAATGACGCTAAGGAATATCGACGACAACTTTATCAGCGATATAAGAAAGAATTTGAGTCATGACCGATCCATCTAAAGACGTACTGAGCATTTTAAACCAATGGGAAGCGCAACTTAAGCTTGCGTCTGATCCAGACGAATTATCGGGATATTCACTTACTCCTCGTGAGCAGCTTTCTCTCATCGAATTTATTAGGAAGATTCAATCACACGTATCTGAGCAAGCAGAAGATGAAGCACTGTGGTCGCTGCCTTGTGATGAAAACGGAAAGCTAAAATTACAACCAATAGGTGAGGCATATCTTCAGCAAGAGTTGAGACACTTACACCGCACTATTGAAGACGGAATTGGCGCTTTGACGGAGAGTTTAGGAAAATGATCCGTTACTTATTCCTTTCACTAATAACGTCTTCGCCCATAAACGTTACTCAACCTAAGTGCTCTTTCGTTATGACCAGGCTCCAACAGAAGCGGGTTGAGAAGATGGAAAAATTCCGTAAGTTTTTGAAAGACATGGGTAAGGAAGTTAAGCCAAAATAGAGCTACCGGCCCAGGGTCCATGGCAAAAGTATCTCCACAGTTATTTTTCGCACTCCAACGCTGGGTCGGTTACCAAAAAATGTAGAGTGTAATTCCAGTGCAGAGAATAAGCAGAGTTAGAGCTGCCATTCGAACTCAAGCACGGGATAAATATCATTGGTGATGGGCAGATTATATTCCTCTGCAAACGTCCTAATTCCCTTCAGGTGCTGATAATAATGATGGGTTACACAAAGAGGCATTAAATTATTCTTCGCGTCTCCTAGTATCCTTTTTGTCGTTATATGACAGGCTTGGCTTGGAGGCGGTTCGTTACAAACTAGGCATGGAAGCTGTCGAATCTTCTCAAGAAAGGCCTCATCATGAATACGCCTAGGACTAGCCAATACCTAGATATTACTTTAAACCCCACTTTGCCCCATAAATGCCCCACTTTTTGTGCCCCAGTGCCATTTCATTAGGCTTTTAAGCTGGCACAAAACTTGCATTCTTTCACTTGTGAAAGGAATGCACAAAATGAACATACAAGAAAAAAACAAAATACTGAGTGAGTTTGAAGAAAACAAAAGACTGATAGCAATGGCTGAAAAAAGAATTGCTGAATTGAGAGTAGACGTTCTTAAGCTTGGCTCCGGCAAGCACGGCGATTTTCTAGTGATTGTAGCGGATCAAGAACGTGAATCGTTTAACCTTAAAGAGGCTCGATCAGAAGGCACGCCAGGATTCATTGAGAAACTAAAAGAATTTATCAAATCAACCAAATATCAAACTGTGAAGGTGGACCGCATATGAAAGTTTACTGCGTTTACAATGACGGAAATCACATCGATTGCTTCCCTACCCGAAAGGAAGCCGAAGAATACGCCTTCGCGGCTGAAAACAACCTTCGCATGGCTGATGTTGAAGAGGAAGACTTTGACCCTAAATGTGACTGCGGAAACATGAGAATTATTCCAGATAACGAATTTTAAGGAGATAAAATGAAATTATTATTAGCAATGTCCCTTTTATGTCTCAGTGGATGCGCTAAATTCGCCCAAGGCTTTGCTGCAGGATATAACCAAAGCAGACAACGCCACGCCCAAGAAGATTCTGTGCAAACAACCAACTCTCTAAGAAGCGATGGACTGGGTGGCTATTATACAAACGACAATAAACACTGCTTCTCAGATGGCCTGGGCGGGTTTAACTGCAATTAATTGGCACGAATCTTGCAAGGAATTAGCTTATGAAAAAAATTATACTCATCACATTTTTATGTATAGGCTGCGGCAAAGAATCTGCTCCGGACCCTACCCCCTCACCGAGAGCAGAAGTATTGATTCCATCACCCCAGCCCGAAACAGACTTAGCCCTAGTAGGTAACTGGGTTGATGGCATTCACACTCTAAAAATAAATGAAGATTTCACCGCACAGAGCGATGAAGAAGAATTAACGTGGGCACTCGACAACAACATCATCACGTTTTTATCAGGACCCATTCAAATTGACGCATGTGTTTACCAGATTGAATCCTCTGGAGGAATACAAACAGCTCTCAACGTTTCTCTTAAGCTCTACTGCGAAAAGTCTGGTGCGCTGAGTTATAAGAAAGAATAAGTCTTGCGTTTGCACTCCTCCCCATTCTAATTATGATTAAAATTAGTGGGGACGAAGTTCTATTTGGATCCAGAATTCAAAAAACTCGAAGCAGAATGGAATAAAAAATTAAAAGATTCCGGTTTTGAAGATATTGAATCCTCCAGAGAAGAATACAGAAACATCCGAACATTCCATTCCAACTACTTCCATTCCAAATACACCGCAGAACAAATCGAAGAGACTCTTAATTATTACAGCACCTGCATGCATTTCTATTGGAGATACACCAAATTCAGATCCAAAACAGAAAAAGAAATTTGGTTTCTACACTCTCAAGGCCATAGCAGAAGAAAAATAGCAGACGAACTCACCAGCAATGGATTTAAGATCACCCACGATGTCGTGCAATATCATATTGGAAGATTGAAGAAAATTATGCATACTGGAACCTGGCCGTCGAGTGAGACTGGGGAGTATGCAGACAATATCGAAGAAAAATCTGATCTCTTTTAGATCCTATCTACCCGGAGACCTTCATTTCATTTTATCTACCTGGCTCCGAGGCCTCTACTACGGAAACGATTACTTCCGTGAAATAGAAGATAAAGTTTATTTCAAAAACTACGAAAACATCATCAAACATATTCTCGCTAAGCCAAGCGTAAGAATCGATGTTGCCTGCCTTAAAGAAGATGATTCCGTAATTCTGGGATATACCGTCACAGAAAAGAAAGACGATAAAAACATTCTACACTGGGTTTTTGTTAAAAACATTTGGAGGGGGATTGGGATATCTAAGGACCTTTTAGATCCATTAGAAATTAAAACAACCACTCACATAACGAACAAAAGCATGCGAACTAAACCAAAACGAATTGAATTTAATCCATTCATCATCTAGGAGAAAACAATGGCAGAAGAACTCACACCACTTCAAAAAGTACAGGCTGAATACAATCAAGCTGTTTCAGCACTAGGGCACACAATGGCTCAAATCTTAAAGCTTCAAACAGACAAAGAAAGACTCGAAACATCGATTAAAAAGATCGTTAATCGTGCAGATAATATTGCAAATAAAAAACCTGTTGAAGCAACAGAAGAACCCAAACTAGAAGAGGTAAAAGATGGAACAGCTAGCTGAGAAATTAAAAGACGTAAAAATTAAAGTAGCAGAGAAACATCCACTAGAGAAAATCGAAGGATCTAGATGGGTATCTCAAGCAACACTACAAGCCGATCTTCTCTGGCCTGGAAAGCTTGGCGCTAATGAAATGACAATGACCACCACTAAGCCACAATTCGGCGGAAAACTTAGAATGATCGATGTTCCTAAGTATCAAAGACTTGTCCTTATCTGGGAAGACGGATCTGAATACGGAGTTCCTTCTTCAAACGTGAAAGGCATGATTTACGTCTAAGCCATACAAAAAGCCTGTAATGAAATTTATAAGGCTTCAGTTGGACGCCCGTCTTATTAGAATGTTGGATGATATTGCGAAGAGAAACGGGACAGGTAGAAATCGAATGATTGAGCGTTATTTAACAGATTGTGCAAATCAATACGAATTGCTGATGTATGAAGTCCAAGTCAAAATGGGAATAGAGTCTTACGCAGATGAGTGAGCTCATTCTAAATAAGGGCCTTGAATGCAGATGCGATGGATGCAGAAGGAAGATCAAAGCTAAAGACATCCGAGAGACCATGTCCGGTATTTCCGAAGGCCAGCCATTTATAAAAACATTATGTGAAGTATGCATAAAAGAGATAGTTGAGAAGTTTAGAGCGCATTTAAAAGAAAAAGAAGAGACTTCGGAGCTGAGCAAAGTTGAATAAAAAATATAAAAACTTCGAAGAATTCATGTTGAGTGCAGAGGCGCAGTGGGACAACACCAGTGTTGAGGAAATGATTATTGATTTGCAAACAATACTTATGCGCGGCGAAATGAAACTCTTAAACATTCAAGTCGCGTCTGAATATGACGGAGTTTATAACCTTCCAGGCCCATATGGTTATATTAAAATCATAGAGACCAACAATGCACCAACCTATAATGTGTAAACCTAGCACAAAATAACTATATGTTTAAAAAAGGTGATCCAAGGCCACCAAACGCTGGTAGGAAAAAAGGGTCTTTGAACAAGAAGACCGCTTCCGTCATGGAGACTCTTGCGAGGAATAACTTCGATATCGTTCAAGAGCTCATTGATTGCTATCAAGAGTGCAAAAGATCTGGGGAGCCAGTTCAATCAGCTATTAAGTGCTTAGATGTTCTGATGCCCTATGTGTATCCAAAGCTTTCTAAGCCCGATGTGAATGTAGATGTGTTCCTCATGCAGAGGATTGAGAATCTTTCGCTTAAACCTAAAGAAGAGCTTGTAGAGATTGTAGAGACTGAGATGAAGAAGCTGAAAGCTCCAAGTGAATGAGCAAGAGCTTGCAGTTCTAGCAGCCGTCCTTCAGCTTGCTAACAATCGAGATGGATTTCAATTAAAGCACTTCCTTTTTAAAGAGCAGTTAGACTTTGTAAACGATCCATCCCCATTTAAAACGGCTGTATGCTCACGTAGATCAGGGAAGACAGTCTCTTGTGCTGCCGATCTCATCAACACAGCACTGCTCTATCCTGACACAGTTTCTCTCTACGTCACACTCTCTCGTAACAACGCTAAGAAGATCATTTGGCCTGAGCTTTTAAAGATTAACCGTGAATATGATTTAAAAGGTGAGCCAGACAATACTGAGCCCTCTTTGAAGTTCCCAAATGGTTCTATGATCTATTGTTCTGGAGCCAAAGACAGAACAGAGATTGAAAAGTTCCGTGGTCTTCCGATAAAGAAAGCATATGTCGATGAATGCCAATCTTTTCGCGATCATATTAGGAGCCTCATCGATGATATCTTGGCTCCTGCTCTTATGGATTATGCCGGGTCTTTATGCCTCATTGGTACGCCGGGGCCTATACCAGCAGGCTATTTTCACGATTGCAGTGTTGCTTCTACTAATTGGAGTCACCATTCTTGGACTTTTTGGGATAACCCATTCATTGCAAAGAAATCAGGACAAACCCATCAAGCCCTGCTCGACAGAGAGCTTACAAGGCGCGGAGTATCTATCGATGACCCAACTATCCAAAGGGAATGGTTCGGTAAATGGGTCTTAGATTCAGAATCTTTACTCATCAGATATGACTCTCAAAAGAACCATTTCGATGTACTACCGGAAAATAAGAAATGGAATTTTATATTGGGTATCGATCTTGGCTTTGTGGATGCTGATGCTCTTGCTGTTATTGCCTGGAGTGAGTCTGATCCTATTACGTATCTACAGGAAGAGCTGGTCATGGCTAAGCAGGGAATATCTGAACTCGTGGAGCAGATTACAAAGCTTGGAAGAAGATACGAATTCTCAAAGATGGTGATTGATGAGGGTGGTCTTGGAAAGAAAATCGCAGAGGAGATTCGTAGGAGACATCAGATTCCGGTTCAGGCCGCAGACAAAGCCAGGAAAATGGAAAATATTGCGCTTCTTAACGACGCACTTAGATCCCAGAGGTTTAGAGCCAGGAGAAATGGCCGCTTTGCTCAGGATAGTTTCTTACTTGAGATCGATAGAGACAAAACCACCCCGGATAAGATCAAAGTTAAAGACAGCTTCCACTCAGACATTGTAGACGCTGTTCTTTACGGCTTTAAAGAATCTCCAGCCTATAGTTATCAACCGCCGATAATCAGGCCTAAGCCAAACACACCCGATTGGTTTAAAGAAGAAACCGACGATATGTTTAAGCAAACCTTAGAGAGAGTTCAACAGGAGCATAAGGATCGTTTAGAGGTGGATGAATTCAACCAGTGGTAAAAGACACTAACCAACCGGACAAGAGTGATGCTTCCATTCATTAAGAAAAGAAATATGGCCTCTGTCATTATCCGCAAAGATAAAGATGGAGATATTGATGACGGCTCTGATGCTGCTTATGCGGATGAGGGTCTTAAACAAGCTTGCTCTGATATCTTAAGAGCTATTAGTGCAGGTGATGCAGATGCAATGGCTGGCGCTTTTAAAGCCGCCTTTCAGCTCTGTGACGCTGCTCCACACGTTGAAGGAGATCATGAATGAAAGATTTAGCTATCGCCTATGCGATGAAACGAAGAGCCGGCAAAGGCATGAATCCAAAGCTTGAAGAATCACATAAGGGCGGTGAAAACTGCATGCATTGTGGTGGTCCTGTAAAAATGGCTATGGGTGGCATGGTTAAATCAGAAGACAATATGTTTGATGTTTCTGGTGATATGGATGCTGCATCCAAAAGATTTGATATGGAAAACGCTCCAGAAGATTCTCAAGTTCTTAATGAGATGAGTGATACAGATCCTATGTTCGATATGGATGAAGAAGAAGCAAAGAAAGAAGTTAAGCCTTCCGGCATGCTTCTCTCTAGAATTCTTGGTGGTCTTCGTCGGGCTCATTCCGGCAAAGCCTAACCAATTAGACAAGGTTGATGATTGAAAACCTTGAGACTTTAAAGAAAATTATAGAAATTTGCCGAAAAACTGGCGTGAGATCACTAAAAGATGGTGAATTTCAAATCGAATTAGCTTCAGAGGCTCTGCTTCCAGAGTCTGAATACCAAAAAAAGAAAAAAGAAAAAGAAATGAAGGAGTCTATTCCTGATCCTATTGCTGAGGCAGAGAAGGTCATGATGTGGTCAGTATCTTCTCCTGAGGTAGTTCAATGAAAATTACTCCTGATGAACCAAAGAACACGGTTAAAGCCAAGACAGCTAAAACAAAGTCAGAGCTCAAGTACGATCCAAACAAAAGAGATTGGTGGAATGCTGCCTCTAAAGCAGATCTTCAGGATGGAATCCTTTCAGTCGCTGGGTATTTAAAACAAAATCAGCAATACAGAATTCGACAGGCTTCTTTATACAGCAGACTTTACGGCAACGTTCCTTTGATGGCAGCGATGGGCCAGAGCTTTAATCGCTTCTCAGGTGGCTCTCAGCTTCCATTAGACCGGCCTACAATGAACGTCATTCAAAGCTGTGTGGATACCTTGGTCTCAAGACTTACTCAAAACAAGCCACGCCCTGTATTTCTCACAGATAATGGGGATTCTAAGATGAGATCTCTTGCGAAGCAGATGAATCAATTCATCCTAGGAGAGTTCTATCAAACTAAGGCTTATAAAGTTGGAGCGATGAATCTAACTGATTCAGCGGTTATCGGAACAGGATGCGTTCAGGTTTACGAAGACATTACCAATAAGCGAGTTGCCTTAGATCGAGTGCTTCAAACAGAGCTCTATGTGGATCCCAATGAGGCCATGTATAGAAATCCAAGACAGCTGATGAGACTCAAGCTTGTCGATAGATCTGTTTTAGAAGCTAACTTTCCAGACAAAGCCTCTGTCGTTAAAAAAGCCGCTGCTGCTTATCCAAGTATCGCCATTGATTCACAGCAAACCGTAGCGGATCAGGTGATGGTTGCTGAAGCTTGGCACTTACCATCTGGTAAAGATGCTGGTGATGGTCTTCATGCCATTGTTGCGAGCTCTGGTGTTCTTCTAGAAGAGGGATACACAAAAGAGAAGTTTCCATTCGCTTTCTTAGATTACAACCCAAGACTTTTAGGCTTCTGGGCGCAGCCACTGGCTGAACAACTCTTCGGAACACAAAATGAAATAAATAAGCTTCTTATTACGATTTCAAAATCTATTAATTTGATGGGTGTTCCGAGGGTATTCATTGAGCAAGGCTCCAAGGTGGCTGCCTCAGGATTCAATAACGAAATTGGATCAATGATTAAATATACGGGCACTCCTCCCATATTCAGTGTGGCTGAGTGTATGGCTCCTGAGATCTATGCTCAGCTCCAAAGACTCGTAGAATATGCTTACCAACAATCTGGGATCTCTACTCTTACAGCTCAAGGCAAGAAGCCTGCCGGTTTAAACTCAGGTGCTGCCATTAGAGAGAATGACGATATTCAGAATGATCGATTCGCTGCTCTTCAACAGAGATACGATGATTACTACATCGATCTCGCTTACCTCATGATCGATCAAGCTAAAGACATCGCTGAGCGTGATGGTGCTTATCAAACTATCTACCCAGACAAAGATGGCACCAGAGAGATTAATCTTCCTGATGCGAAGATGCTGGATAATCCGTTCATCATTCGTTGCTACGACACGTCTTCACTTCCTAAGGATCCTGCTGGCCGCAAAGAATACATCGTAGAAATGATGCAAGCGGGGATCTACACCCCTCAAGAAGGCAGAAGACTCCTTGGATTCT